CCGACCACGTTTGACTACCTTAGAGATCATAAGGTGCTGCTGTGGCACTCATGGGCAGAAGGCCCAGAGATGCAGGCCATTGGCCCCGGCAAACTCGCTATTGGCGGCGGCACCACATCAGGATTGCGAGCCATCAATATCGGCTACATCCTCGGATTCCGACACTTTACGCTGTACGGCTATGACTCCTGCAACCGTGCTGACGGCGTAAAGCGGTTCACGGGCGATAAGGCAGGCCAAACCATAGACATCTGGGTAGGCGGCCCGACCGGCAAGAAGTTCAACTGCAACCTCGCTATGGCTCAGCAAGCCAACGAGTTCCAGAAGATTTATGAGGTCATGGGCGATGTCAACATTGAAGCCCACGGCCCCGGTCTAATCGCAGAGATTCTGCGTGTTAGGCGCGAACGGGCGATGGCGGCCTAATGGCGATCCCTTCCCGAGTATTGGGGTCGGGCGTTAACGGCCTGTCCACCATTGCAATTTGCGGCGATGGCAACACCTCGGTAACGGCTGCGGGAACATCGGCAGGCGATGCCACGCAACTTACCTACGTCTACAACAACGTAACGTCAGGCACGGGCGTAAAGCTCCCGCAGACCGAGCAGGGCGAGACGATTGAGATTGTCAACTCGGGCAGCGATGTGCTGACCGTTTACCCCTATAACACCAGCAGCACCATTAACGGCGCGGCAAGCAGCGAGTTGCTGCCCGGTGGCTCGGTGTTGTTGTCGGCCACTTCCAACACGACATGGGTGACGTTGCAGGGTTACAAGCAACTGCCCAAGAAGCGTTACGGCTCGTTGCTTGCCATCCCGACGCAAACCCTAGCATCGGCCAATGAAGCCACCGCCGTTGTCTTTACGACCATCACGCCTGCCTATGGCGTTGCTATCGGCAGCCCTGCGTCTCGGGTGGTAGTAGACGACACGGGCGTGTACGACATTCAGTTTTCCGCACAGGTGGACAACACCTCTGGCGGCGACCAACAAGTGTGGATATGGCCGCGAGTCAACGGCACCAATGTGCCTGATTCTGCGAGTACACTACGCATTAAAGGCAACGACAGCGAAGTTGTTGCCGCATGGAATTTCATGCTGTCCCTAACTGCGGGGCAGTATGTGGAGTTGATGTGGACATCAGACAGTACAAACGTGGTTCTGTTATCTGCATCAGCAACGTCAGTTTACCCGGCGATACCCGCCGTGATTCTGACGGTCAATGAAGTCAGTCTGTAATCCCCACAGGAGCAAGGACAATGCCACTAGATAGCGATGTTTCTAACGCCGACGCACAGTTGCACGTTGAGTTTTACGTTAAGGATGATGGCCCCGGTAAAGGCAAAACCTACTGCCGCATCATGGCCCCCGGCGATAAAACCAACATCATTGACCAGCCTGCACGCGATGACCATAAAGCACGGTTCCCGCGTCAATGGCTGTATTTCCAGACGCAACAGAGCGATGGCGTAGCCGCAGAGATTGGCACCCCGCTGTCGGAGTGGCACAAGGACGCTCCCGAGGAAATTACACGCGACCAGATCGCAGAACTGGTCATTTTGAAGTTTGTGACGGTAGAGCAGTTGGCTCTGGCGTCGGACGCGCAACTACAGCGCATTGGCATGGGTGGAGTCGGCCTACGTGAGCGGGCAAAACTGTACCTTAACCGCAAGAACCGCGCTGAAAGCAGCGCAGAACTTGAGGACACCAAACGCCAATTAGCCGAGTTGCAAGCACAGATGGCGGCCTTAATGGGGAGCGAAAAACCTCGTCGTGGTCGCCCGCCGAAAGAGGCTTTAGCGGAGGCATAGTATGGGCAGCACGATGATTCAACTCATTCAGCAATGCACGAATGAGTTAGGCATCCCGACGCCAAACACGGTGGCTGGTAACGCCAGCCAAGAAACCGTGCAGTTGTTGGCGTTAATGAACGCAGCAGGCTATGAGTTGCTTCGTCGTGCTGATTGGCGTGAACTGACGCGCCAGCATACTTTCTACACCGAGGCGACGACCGCTACGGGGAACTGGGTCAATGGGGTGGCGGCGATCACCGGCCTTGCGTCTACGACAGGGCTGGATACGACGTATCAGGTGCAGGGCGTGGGCATCCCCAATGCGACCTACATTACATCCGTTGGCCCCACCTCAGTCGCGCTTAACTATCAAGTCACCGAAACGCAGGTTGGCGGGCAGGCCATCTTCCAGAAAGTGAAGTATTCCATGCCTGCTGATTACTACAGCACGGTCAACCGCACGCATTGGGATAAGAGCAAGCGTTGGGAGATGCTTGGCCCTGAGTCGCCGCAGCAATGGGAATGGCTGCTGTCGGGCTACATCAGCACCGGCCCCCGTATTCGCTGGCGTTTGCTTGGTCAGTATTTCCAGATTTGGCCGGGTATGAACGCAGGCGAATTGCTCGGCTTTGAGTACCGCAGCAAGGGCTGGGCATATAGTTCAACGGGGCTAGTGCAAAACAGCTTTACCGCTGACAACGACACTTGTATCTATCCAGATCGTGTCATGGTCTTGATGACCAAGCTCAAGTACTTTGAGGCCAAGGGCTTTGACACCACGGCGCTGTACCGCGATTTCTTGATGGAATTAGAAGCAGCGGTGGCGCAGGACACGGCAGCCGCCAATCTTTCGTTTGCACCACGACCGGGAACCGTACTGATTGGATACGACAATATCCCCGACTCGGGCTACGGTACGAGTAACAACTAAATGGCTTCCCCCGTTCGCCGCCGTCTCATTCAGCGCACACAAGCCAATGTGGCGTCCCTCCCCGCCCCTGTGGGTGGTTGGAACGCACGCGATGCGCTTGCCAACATGGCCCCCACGGATGCCGTCACGTTAGACAATTTGTTTCCCGGCGTCAGCAGCGTGACGTTACGCGGTGGCTACGACAAGCACGCCACCGGCATGAGCGGCCAGATTGAAACGCTGATGACTTATAGCGCAGGCACAACAGATAAGCTGTTTGCCATCGTTGGCGGGAGCATCTTTGACGTTACATCGGCAGGCCCGGTGGGTGCTGCCGTTGTGTCAGGGCTGTCTAACAGCCGATGGGAATACACCAACATTACGACCGCAGGCGGCAGTTATCTGTACGCCGCAAACGGGGTGGATAAACCACGCCTTTACGACGGATCAGCGTGGACGGCCATTGACGGAGTGTCTGTACCTGCCATCACAGGCGTCACCACTACTACGCTTACCTCGCCCACCCTGTTCAAAAACAGGATGTGGTTTATTCAAAAGGACACCCTAAAGGCATGGTATTTGCCGACAGCATCTGTTGGCGGCGCAGCCAACGCGCTTGATTTGTCATCGGTCGCGCATTTGGGCGGCAGCCTTGTTGCGATGGCGTCGTGGACGATTGACGCAGGTTATGGCGTTGACGACAACCTTGTTTTTGTCACCGATCAGGGCGAGGTCATCGTTTATCGCGGAACCGACCCCTCTAGCGCCTCCACATGGGCGCTGATCGGCGTCTGGATCATTGGTGCGCCTATTTCTAAGCGTTGTTTGCTGAAATACGGCGGCGATTTGCTGGTTTTAACGCTTGATGGCCTAATTCCAATGGCATCGGCGCTGCAATCGTCACGCCTTGACCCTAATGTGGCGCTATCGGACAAGATTCAGGGCGCATTTGCCGTTGCCGCCAAGACATACAAGAACAACTTTGGCTGGGGGATGCTGTATCACCCGCTAAACAACGCCCTAATCGTTAACATTCCTGTTGCGTCAAACTCGCAAGTTCAGTTTGTAATGAACAACATCACAAAAGCGTGGTGTCGGTTCACCGGCTGGTATGCAAACTGTTGGTCATCGCTTAACGATGAGCCGTATTACGGTTCGGATGGTTACGTTGCAAAGGCTTGGACGACCGGAACCGGCTCGGCGGGCTACAACGACAACGGTCAGGCCATCAACAGCAAGGCACTACAGGCGTTTAACTACTTTGACACCCGTGGCGTCATCAAATACTTCACCCGTGGCCGCACAACCACCTACTCCAACGGTCAACCGACCATTGGCGTAGGTATTGCGGTGGATTTCCAGACCGATGACTTCCTCGGTGCGCTCTCGTTTGTCGGCACCAACTATGGTTTGTGGGACGTTGGTTTATGGGATCAAGCCATTTGGGGCAGCAACACGATTGCGAGCAACACGGTGGTAGGTTTGAGCGGTATCGGTTATTGCGGCGGCATCATTTTCAACAGCAGCAGCAAAAACGTATCGCTTGAGTGGGCATCAACTGATGTGGTGTATCAACTCGGATGGGCTGGAATATAGTCAGCGGCCCCCATGTGGGCCATTGGGTGATGTCACGCACAGACGGGGCGTATAACCCCGACCGCTCTGTTGCCATTGGGTTAGAGCGAGACGGCGAGCTTGTCGCCGGTACGGTTTATGAGATGTGGAACGGCAGATCGGTTGTTTGCCACATCACTTGGGATCAAATCACACCGGCATACCTAGCCGCTGTGTACGACTATCCCTACAACGTCGCAAATGTTGATAAGATAATAGGGCCGATTTCCAGCAACCATACCCGGGCGCTGAAACTGGTCACGAAAATGGGGTTTTCGGAGGAAGCGCGTATCAAAGACGGCGCACCTGACGGAGACATTGTTTTTATGACGCAGACACCAGACAGGTGTCGTTTCTTGGAGCCGAGGTATGGGCAAAAAATCACCAGCACCGCCGCCAGCGCCT